GTATTTGATTCCCCCGATGCCCTCCAACTACGCGCTGATGTTGAATTACTTATCCATCAGTGTCGCACCAATCAACCTGCTGATATAGCATGGATTGATTCGCTCAAGGATGAACGCCGCCCTATCGCTAAAGTCGATATGGGAAAGACAAGGGTGTTCTCCAACGGCCCAATGCATTATAATATTGCTTTTCGTATGTATTTCTTGTCTGCTTTAGCCCGACTTCGACAAAATCGTATATATAATGGTATTGGTGTTGGACTCAATGTATTTAGTACAGAGTGGGACTTCCTCGGAAGATACCTGCTCGCAAACTCTGAATGTATCATTGATGGTGACTTTGAAAATTATGACGGAACACTTTCCGACCAAATTATGTGGCAAGTGTTCGATATTCTCAATGCTATGTATGATGATGATAATTATAATATTCGCTTTAATTTGTGGTATTATGCTTGTTATGCTACTCGTATTATGCGGGATAAGGTGTATTTGTGTACCCACTCTCTTCCATCCGGCTTTCCCGCTACTGCGGAAGTTAATTCCATCTATCAGCTTATAGCTTTTCGCTGTGTATACCTGCAATTGGCGCGTGAAAATGCGCCTGATTTGGCTAATATGGCTATGTTTAATGCTTTCGTGCGAATGATCATTTATGGTGATGATAACGTTGTTTCCATTGCTGAACCTATTACTCCTTGGTTTAATATGATTACTGTTGCTCAGACATTTAAATCTATGCTTAACATGGTGTATACTAATCCTCAAAAAACAGAAGAATTGGTTAAATACAAGTCTATTGATGAAGTTTCCTTTCTTAAGCGCAGCTTTAAACGGGTAGAGGGTGTTACTTCCAAACATTGTGCTTTTTTGTGCCCTGCTGATATTGACTCCCGTCTTGAAATGCTCAACTGGACGAGGGTAGGTAGTGAAGTTGATCCGCGTGTTATTGAAGCGGATGTCGTCTCAGAAGTCTTTAAAGAACTTGCCATGCATGGTAAGGAGACGTTTGAACTTTGGGCTCCTCGCGTAGAAAAAACTGCGCTAGATTGTGGTGTTAAAGGATTCCACAATTTTGGTCTTTTTGCTTATCATGAAAATGTTTTGCGTAATATTCCTTTAAAATACAAAAAATGCGATGTGATCTTCACAGAGGGCGACAAATATGTGATGTCTAAAAGCCCTTTATGACTGCTATTGTGTTTAATATGCCTAGTTATTCAACTTTACGTCCCAGGGTGGCATGGAGCAGCCCTCCAATACCCAGGGAAACATCACTCGACTCTACCGAATAATTCTTCACTGAGTTTAAATAACCGAATTGCCACCAATCAAAATTTTAATTCAACTCCTGACATTATGGATGTCACAAAATCTACTGTAACCGATACCATTACTCTGCGTAGTGATGGAACAGAGGTTGCTGATGACTATACCGCTCGTCCCGCTGATCTTCCCCGTATGCTTTATTCTGAAGTCATTTCTCCTAAAGAACATACTATTAAAGATTTTCTTGGCCGCTATGCTATTATCGTTCAAGGGAGTTGGTCGTCTTCTCAAAATCAAGGTGTATCTCTTGCAACCTTGGTTTTTCCCAAGGACTTGCTTAACAATGTATATGATATAACCCAAAACACTAAGAAAGTGGATGGTTTTGTTGGTATGAAAGCCCGTGTGCGTGTTCGTATGGAGGTTAATTCACAAGCGTTCCAAGCTGGTTGTTTGTTGCTTAATTATATCCCGTATTCCGAATATATGCAATCCCATACTCAGTGGATCAATGGGTCCACTACCAATCCCATTGCTGCTACTGGTTGTCCTCATGTTATCTTGAACTTAGCAAATACCACTAGTATGGAGTTTTGTACCCCGTATATCGCTCCCTATCTGTATGCAAATTTAGTTACTGGTCAAGGTTCTTTTGGTACTGTTACCGTTTCTGTGCTTTCTCCCCTTGCTTCTAGTGCTGCTTCTACTATTTATTGGACTATTTGGGCACGCTTTGAGGATATTGAACTTGTTTATCCTACCCCTGCTCCTTTAGTTGCAGGTACTGGGTGGGCTCAAGCGGGAGA